GGATGGCATGAGCCCCAACCGATATGCTATGGGCTACCAGCTTATAAACAGAGTGAGAGGTCTCATAGCACCTTACTCCAGCCCTAACACTATGGTCGGCTAATGACAGCACCGGTTACTACACTTAGGACAACAATTGCTACCGCAATTACCAATGTTGGCGTTTGGAATACCTTTAGTTACCCACCAGCAACTTTGATCCCTAACAGCGTGGTCGTATTACCCGGTGATCCTTATTTAACACCTAACAATAATTCTTATATTAACATCTCACCTTTAGCAACCTTTAAGATCCTAATGGCCGTACCTGCCCTAGACAATCAAGGCAACCTAGCCGGTATTGAAAATATGATCTCACAAGTTGTAACTAAACTAACCGCAGCTAGTAATCTGCAACTAACCTACACAAGTGTCTCCGCTCCAGCTATTGCTAGTGTGGCAAGTGGAGATTTATTAACTGCTGAACTAACAATGACAATCCTAACGGAATGGAATTAAAATGAGCACCGATGCAGAAAACTTAGCCTTCTTAATTAAGATAGGCCAGATCGACAAAGCACCCGCACCAACCCCTACTAAAGAGAAAGACAAGGAGTAATCATGGCCATATTCTTAAACAATGGCGTATCAGTTACGCTAAACAGCGTTGATCTATCAGCGTATGTTACTGCCGTAACTATTAACCAATCATTTGATGAGCTAGAAGTAACCGCTATGGGCGATACTGCACATAAGTTTGCTAAAGGCTTAGAGGCAAGCACTATCACATTAGACTTTTTAAATGATAACGCTGCTGCCACAGTAATCCCTACATTACGTGCTGCTTATGGCACTACTGTAACTTGCGTAATTAAGCAGACTTCATCTGCCGTATCAGCTACTAACCCTTCATATACAGCATCTGTATTGGTTAATAACCTACAGAATGTAAACGGCGCAGTAGGCGATATAAGTAATCAATCAATCACATTTACCTGCAATAGCACAGTAGCTGTAGCAGTAGCTTAAGGAGCATAATGGCAAAGCTAAAGATAACAAGGGCTAACGGCGAAGTATCAGAGCATCGAATTACGCCGGGTGTCGAGTACGCTTTCGAAATTAAGTACGGATCAGGTATTAGCAAAGTCCTACGTGACCATGAAAGACAGACCGAGATTTACTTCTTGGCGCATGAGTGTTTACGTAGGGCAAATGTTGTTGTACCTATCTTTGGATCAGAGTTTATAGAAAGTCTAGATACTGTAGAAGTATTGGATGAAGAAAAAAACTAATACGGCGGGATAGTTTTTTATACACTATCGCATCTCTAGTTTGTGAACTGCATATTCCGCCGCAGGAGTTTATAGATATGGATACCGACATGCTACGAGCAATCGTGCAGGTGCTATCTGATAGGACTAAGGAGATCAAGAATGCCAGTAGAGTTAAGAGGTCTCGCTAACACTCAAAAGGCTATGCGGCAATTTACTCCTGATCTATTTAAACAAATGAATAAAGAGATAAGCGCAGTTATGCTTCCTGTTCGTGACGAAGCCCGGCGCTATGTACCATTCAATGTATTATCTGGGTGGACAAATCAAACTGGGTTCTGGGCTCAAACCGATCGCGCATACAATCCCGCAAAAATAAAAGCGGGAATTGTATATCGCAGAGGTCGTACTCGCGCCAATGATAAAGGCTTTCACTCATCTTATAGAATTGTAAATACCACAGCTGCTGGAGCAATATATGAAACCGCCGGGCGCAAAAATCCCGCTGGGCAACCTTGGTCAGGTGCTAAGGGTAAGGGCGGTAAAAGATATTCTCATTCAGATAACCCACAGGCAGGTTTAAGGTTTATTAATTCTATGGGTGGTGAATTAGTAGGATCAGATAAACAAAAAGGTCGATTAATTTATCGTGCATGGGCTAAACAAAATGGCAAGGTTATACCTGCTGTAATTAAATCAATCAACACAGCAATCACAGAGTTTAATAGAAGGGCTAAACCATAATGGCCATGAAAGAAAATGTATTTGTTAATGTTGTATCTGAATATAATGGCAAGGCTCTTGCTAAAGGTCAGAAGCAAATTAAATCATTTGAGAAAAGTGTTAAAAGTTTAGCCAGAGCATTTGGAATTGGATTTGGCGCTGCCGCCTTAGTTAACTTTGGTAAGAAAACAGTACAAGCATTTATGAAGGATGAGGCTGCTGCTAAGTCTTTGGAAATGCAGTTAAAGAATACTGGCTACGCATTCTCAGCACCAGATGTTGAATACTACATCGCTAACCTTCAAAAGATGTATGGTGTATTAGATGATAACTTGCGCCCGGCCTTCCAGACATTGCTTACAGCTAGTGGATCGATTACTAAAAGTCAGAAGGCTTTAAACACAGTATTAAACGTATCGGCTGCAACTGGGAAATCTGTCGAGGAAGTTAGCGCAGCAGTTGCCAAAGGATTTTCAGGGCAGACCACAGCCTTAACTAGATTAGGCGCAGGATTAAGTAAAGCCACCTTAGCAACTGGCGACATGAATAAAATTTTAGATGAGTTAGATGCCAAGTTTGCAGGACAAGCCACAGCTAGGTTAAGCACTTACGCCGGCAAGATGGATCAATTAAAAGTAGCTGCTGCCAATGCTAGTGAGATCATAGGTAAAGATTTATTAGACTCTTTAAGTGCATTTAGCAAAGATGACTCATTAAAAGGTTTTGATGATTTATTAAGTGGTATTGCCACAAAGTTGGCAGGATTAGATAAAGCCGTCTTTGGCTTTGTAGCAGGATTAGCAGGGATTAAAAAACAAAGCGTTAATTTTACTTATAGTCTAGGCGCAGGTGCTGGTACTGAATTAGCAAAGATACAAGAAAAGAAAAAGATTAAAGAGTCTATTGCCCTACGCACACAGGAGAATAACCAACTAAAGGCTAAGACAGCCGTAGATAAACTTAAAGACCAATTTGATCTAGAGCGCATAGGATTAACTGCAGCTCTTAACGCTGCTACCGATGAGGAAACTAAACTACGGATCAAGGCTCAACTAGCAATCCTAGATAATAATGAGGCTTTGGCTAAGAAGTATTTGGCTGAAATGACAGCAGCAGAGAGTACAAAGAAATTAACAGATGCTTTAGTACAAGCAGGTAATGCAGCTTTATACTTTAAGGATTGGGCTAACTATCGCTCTGGTGAGCGTGGTGATACTACTACCATGACTAACGTGCCTAGTGCTAGTGCTGGTGGTGGAGGAGGCGTTAGCGCACCTGTTGCATCTCCTAGCATGACTCAATCAGCAGACTACGCAGCTTACAGAGCTGGTGAGCGTGGTGACACAATTGTACAATTACAACTTGGTGGCAAAGTAGTAGATGAAGTCGTATTAACTTCTATGTTAAACAATCAAAAAAACGGCAGACTATTTGATGTAGCTGGTGGCTTGTAATGGCAGTACCAATAGTCAACGTAACAATCAACTTCTCTACCGGGCCAGCCTTTGCTCAGGCTATGATTATTGGCTCAGGTGTATTTGGTACTAACGTGTTTGCCGATAGTGCTGGTGTAATCGTAGATGTATCAGATCAAGTAGATAACATCCAACTCAGCAGAGGCCGTAATGCTATTAGCGATACATTCCAACCTGGCACACTTAGTTTAAGAATTGTAGATATTAATGGTGACTTTAACCCACAGAATACTACCGGGCCTTACTATGGCTTGCTTAATCCAATGCGTAAAATATCTATAACTGCCACCTATGGATCTACAACATATCCTTTATTCGCTGGCTATATTCTCGGCTACAACACAGCTACTCCTAAGAATGTAGGAGAGGTAACCTATACAACTATTACAGCTATTGATGGCCTACGACTTCTATACAATGCTCAGATCACTACAGTATCTGGCACATCTGCTGGACAATTATCAGGGGCTAGAATTGGTAATCTATTAGATCAGGTCTCATGGCCAGCATCTCAAAGATCAATAGATGCAGGTCAGACAACTATGCAAGCAGATCCTGCTACTGCTAGGACAGTATTAAACGCATGCCAAACAGTATCTACTAGCGAGTACGGCGCATTTTATATGGATGCTGCTGGCAACGCCGTCTTTAAAGATCGCGCAACCGCTACTAAATCTGTAAGCGGCACAGCAGTAGTTTTTAACGATAACGGCACAGGGATCTCCTATTACAACGCCCTATGGTTGCTTAACGATGCACAGATCTTTAATAAGGCATTTATAACTGCTACTGGCCTTGCTACTCAAACAGCCGTTAATGCAGCCAGCGTTACTAAATACTTTACT